CCTTAACAGGGTATGTAACTTTCTGTGTAACTATAGCCCCTAGTACTTCTTCATCTCTATAGACCAACCACAACTGGCTATGTCCTTTCTGTATATTCTGTAGCACTGACTTTAAAGTAAACTCAGGAGACTTGTCAAGTACTTTAAGAAGGTATTCAATGATTACGTTCTGATTCTTTTCTATTTCTGCAACGTCTTTTACTAAGCTTACTCTATACATCTAATTACCTTTTAGCTCTTCTACTTCTGCTTTCAAGCTTTCAACTTGAGCTTTAAGTTCTTTCACGACATCCCATAGAACAGGGGTCATGTGTGTGTAGTTTAAGGTTAAAGTTGTACCTAACACTTCACCTGTTTCTACGTCTTTGTCTTCACTTTCAATAACAACTTCATCTAAACCTGCCGCTTGTACATCTTGTGCAATAAAACCAATATCAGCTTTACCGCCATCAATCATGTTGTAACGCTTGGCCTCAAGTTTATCGAACATCTCCATTGAGTTACCAATAGGTCTGATGTTTTCTTTTAGCTTCGCATCTGAATACTCAGTTATACTACCACCAAAGTATGCATTGTTGTTTGTCAAGTCCCAGAAAACAGGCCAGTGGCCACCTACTTGAGACCATGTGGTTGAATCGTTGCCGCCTCGTAAGATATAAAATCTATTAGAGTTACAATGGAGCATCGAAGAGTTTGCGTCTGTGTCTCGTAGGTAAACGGTGGTACTGCCTCCCCTTAGCTGTAAATTGTTATCTGCGCCATTGACAACTACTCGCCCCCAATCCCCCCAAGTACCACTCTGTTGCGCTCTATGATAGAACTTTTCATCAGAGTTAAAGGCAAGCTGATGACGATAGTTACCAGAGTGTGTATTAGCAGTAAGAACAGCGTTAGCATTATCAGGAGAAGTAGTGGGTCTGTTAGAAGATGATTTACTGTAGTGGTCATACGTAAGGTTGTAATCCTTAGTTTGCACAGTGTTTAAATCCACTGTCTGCCAATTAGAGGCAAGACTGTCTGTAGTATCAGTATCTAATCTTTCTTCAATTATATCCGTAGCTTGAGATATCTTTTGCAATTCATTCTGCAAATATAAAGGAACAGACTCAGTTTCTTGGGGAGGCGGTAATGGTATATACTTACTCATTGTCTTCCCTCATAGCTATACTCAATAGAGTATCCAGTTAATCCCCAGATATTATCAGTCTTTGACTCTATCCTAATTCCAATGTATCTACCGCTTTCTCTAAAGGTAGCTTTGTAGTCTTCACCTATTACAAACTCTTGAGGCTGTGACCATGTAATACCAGCACCTTGACTTTCTTCAGTGCCTGTGTAGATGTTAACTGTACCTTCACCATCAAAGTGTGGGTAGATAGCGTTGATATATTTATAACCTTTATCGTCTTCAAAGTCTAAACCAATACGTTCAACAAAAGGTTTGTATGTTACACCATTAATACTAAGCCCCGACTCACCTATAAAGAAACCAGAATCGTTATTAGCATCTCCATGTTTAACATATAACAAGTCATTACGAGAGGGGTTATAAGACTCTTCACCCCAGAATGAACCGTCTTCATCCCAAGCATAAGGATCACTGTCCCAACCTTCAGGTTCACCTACACTACTTTCTACATGACCTACACCAATAAAGGCTATTCTGTTAACATCTCGTTGTGTCCACGCATCTGACTCATAGTTGTAAATAATTACTTTGTCTGACTCACCTGTAGGACTGTCCACAGAAGGATAATGAATTACTACTTCTCTGTTCTTAGAGTCGTGAACACATTTAACTTTGTCTGTATGGTCTGGGTTAATCTGAGAATATAAAGCCTTACGCATTTGGTTAGTAATGACAGACTTCTTAGCTGTACCATCATGAATATAAACATCATCAACACCTACAACAAAGTGCTTACCTTCGTATTCTGTGACACAATCTCTAGCTAAGATACCTGAACCATCACTAAATACCTTTCTGAAAGAGAATACAAGGCTACCTCCAATAAACTGCATAGCCCATACAGCATCATTCTTATAAATAAAGAACGTATCATTTAACGATCTTCCGTCTACGATCTTACCTTGAGTATCTGGTAATATGTTATATCCCGCCTGTACAGCAGGGTCTCCAGTGTCCCAAGATGTAGGTACGCCACCTAATGGAGCAGTGTCACTCCACAATACCTTTGAAGTATACGACTGACTATTGTTTGTATCAAATAAATCTAATGCAATAAGAAAGTTCTTAAAGGGTCGTACAACACCACAACGCTCATTAGCCAACCAACCAGTTAAAGCTTCAAACTTACCTGTAGTTTCATTATAGAACTGAGGAACATCATCTCCGTTATTAAATAGTAAAGCACCGTTAAACAGTGTTGATGTCCAACCATCATCATAATCTCCAGTATAGTCTCCAGATGTTCTGGTAACATTAGTATGACTACCGTCAGACCCAATACGATAGATATCAGTATCGTTAGCATAGAACCAATAGTTAGAGTCAAAGTCTGTCCACGGAACTGCAATCATCGGATGACCAACGACAGTTGTATTAGCTATTGGATTACTTCCTGAATCATACTGAGTACCATAAACTTCAGAATATCCTAAGGCTACGTTAGTTTTAGCCTGTCTGAATGTTACGTTAGAACCATCACTCCATATTTCATTAGGCATAGCATAAGGAGACAAATCAAGGTTTATACCACGTGGTCTTTTTATTTCTATCTTTTTGTAAGCCATAACATTCCTAATAAATATTAATTCTTAATTGTGACAATATATGTTTGGTTACTAGATGTGCCGAAAGGATTAGATGTAATGTCCCACTGCCAGTAAGTCTTACCATTTGCTTGACTATATAATGCATCTGATCTATAGAAATGTGATCCGAAACTCTGACCACTTCTAACTGTGTGTATAGAATCCCATCCGCTATTTGGAACAAGACCATTAACTACAAAGTTCAAATGCTCATACTCTAAGTACGAGTTAGATGGATTTAGTTCGTACTCATGATACTGAAGCGTAGTAATATTAGGTATATTGCCTGAGCTATCAGCCACTACAAATGCTGTAGGTGTAAGTGATAAACTGCTATAAGTATTCGTGTAAGTTCCTTCATACCAATTACCTGACTGTTGATTATAGGAAGTAACCCCTGAATATACTGTACCTCTAGACCATACTTCAGTACTTCCTACGTACACTGACTGTACTTCAGTACTACCTACACGAACGTCCTCAACCTCAGTGTTTCCTACTTTTAAAGTTGGCATAGCTTAACCTGTTACAAAGTAAATGGTGTCGGCATCTGGAGAAGCGGGCATAGATGTAACGACAGAAACGTGCTTACCATCCACCTTATTCGAATCAGCGGCTGTTGCACCAATTCCTAACTTACCTGCTAAAGCAGTGTCTAAACCATCTATGTTACCTGTGACATGGCTGTGACTATCATCAGCTACTGTAGCGGTTATTGAGATATTAGCACTTCCATTAAAAGTAGCACTCCCTGACACATCGCCAGTTAAACCAATAGACCTAGCGTTAGCTAAGACTACTGCTGATGCCGCGTTAGTTGCATTTGCAATAGTACCTGATGATTCTAGCTTTGCATTAAGTTGAGTTTGAATATTACTGGTTACACCGTCTAAGTGATTTAACTCAGTTGCGGTTGCAACCACAGATGGTGAACTAGTATCACTAGCGATACCACTAAATTGATCTTTAATAACTTTCTTAATATTACGAATGTGATCATCGCCCTGATTCTTATTATCAGTACCTAGCGGATTGGCTTCTCTTAGCTGATGTATCCTAGCGTTACCGTTCTCGTCTACAGTTTCAAGTCCCATGTTAGCCTCTTAGTTATTTTCTATACCTAGCTGTTTTCTTAGCTATCCTTTCTTCATCTTCTTCTTTTTCTTTTCTTTTTTCTTAGGTGGTCTTCCTACTTTGCTTCCGTATGTACCTTTACCTTGTGGCATAGTCTTCTCCTACCATTTAGATTTATTAGCCCAGTAAGCCGCTGACATCTTACCCTTAGATATGTTCTTAGCGTGTCTGGCTTTGAATGATTTACGTCTTGCTTTCTCCGATGCAGTCTTAGGATTCTTACCCGCCCCTTTAACACCCTGTTGACCATAGCGAATAGTCTTAACCTTATCCCCTTCTTTAGCCACAACAACATGTGACTTCTTAGCATGGTTAGGTGTACGCTTAGGTTTGTTATAACCAGAGACACCTGCTCTAGCTAGTCTTGGGTCTTTCTTCTTAGGCATGTTAACTCCTACTTCAATGGATTGGAAAGATATTCAAGACCTTCCCAAAGGTTATCTACTTCTGTGTTCAGTTCCTTCAAGCTATCGCCTACATCACCTACATCTTTTGTAATGACTTCAGCTTTAGCCACAGTGCCTTTGATAGACTCTATGTCTTTAGATAGCTCAGAAACGTCTCCTTTCAATTCTAAGAGGTTCTTCTGCTGTACCACTAGGGTATCTAGGCTAGTCTTTAAAGTGGCTAATTTACCCTTTAATTGCCCTACATCGTTGTCTTCAAGTCTTTGCTCTATAAGCTGTACTTTCTCTACTGTTACTTTAACAGCAGATGCTTTCTTCTCAACGATGTCTAAACGAGAATATAAGCTACTTGCAGTCCACACTGCTGAAGCTATTGTAGTTGCTAATGATAATACAACCGCTATATAAATACCTTTTAACTTAACACCGCCAATAGTCAACTCAGTTTCTGATAGCTTCATAGTTCGTTACATCCCTCGTTATACATAAAACATTTATAGCCCTGTGCTACAGGACTGGTTTGGAAAAACTCTGACTCACTACCTGCCGCTAATATATCAGCCTCTGTAATGTAAAGGTCTAAACCCATGTTATCATTACCATTAAGATATACAGCTGTGAGATTACGTGTAGTGTTATATCCCATTGCTACCCACTGTTCATTAGCATCATAGAATATATTAGTCTGCTCTGCTGTAGTGTTAGCATTCTCAATACCCTGCTCTAAGAAAGCTACAGCTTCTTCTGAACCTGCTACAGCTAAGTAAGCACTAGCGTTGTTAGCATGGGTCTCAATCTCATCTACAGATTGGTTATACGTGTCAACAGTTTCTTGTTTTACTTGCAACACTGAAGCACTCTCTGTTACAAACGTCTGTACCTCTGCTTCTTGTTGCGGAGTTACAGCTTCTTCTATTCTTTCGTTAACCTGCAACACTGTACTCATATCAACTACAGCTTCAGTGAAACGCCCTATTGCCTCGTCCATCAAGTCTAGCTCATCCATAGCTTTGTTTTCTAATACAGCTTTAACATCACCATACGGCTGATAGTTATTTACAAAGTTATCTAATGCTTGGTTATAAGCATCTACTTGTGCTTCGCTAATGTGAGCAGTGGTAGATAAAGTACCTGATGATAAAGCATCACCTTGATGTGCATACTCTGTAGCCGCCCCTACTAATGTAACACCTGTAGTAATCTGATTGACAATATCAGAAGAGGTGTTTAGTAGATTGTCTTTCTCACTTGCCTGTAGTGCGGAACTTAGCAATAATAGAGGTAGTAGTATCTTCTTCATCCGTGTCCTCTTCTCCTATGTTTAGTATTATGTTGTACCACTCTTTAGTATCTTTGTTGTAATCAGGAATGTAAACCTCAGGCTGTCTCTTCATAGCCAACACTGCACGTTTACCTACAACCAACTTACCATTTAACAACAGAGGACAAGGTGTACCTGACAAGAACATCGAACGCCATACTTCTGTTGCTTCACACATCCTAGCCACTGCCGCTACTTTCATCCCTAAGTCTGCTAGTAACTTAGCATCTCTACGTCTATCGCAGTTAGGATCAACTTCATAAGTACCACTAGAGAAGCCTACACCTACTGTCTGTAAAGAACCACCTGAACCTTTAAGGCAAGTGTCCATACCACTACTCATGTAACTAGGACTAATAGCAGAGCCTACTGGTATTTCGCTACTGCTTCCTGCTCCGTTATATGTATTACTTACCGAGTCATCTTGTGTATTGTTATTACTATTCGTAGTCGAGTCTTCACCATGATAAGTGTTAAGACTACCCTCTTGCGCGTTGTCCGCTAATGTTACCCAAGACAACATCATTAATAAACAAAATAACTTTCTCACTTCTTATGTACAATCTTTTGCACTGTTTCTGATTCATAGATACGAAGACCTAGCCAGACAATAGTAAATAAACTAGCAACGGGAGGCAACCAAGCCGCTAGTGACATCACACCTGTGGATGCCGCGAATACGTCTACAGCTTGTTTTGTTTCTTCCGTTACCATGTTGTTCTCCTAAGAATTATCGAGGTATTTCGTGTACTATATTATAAACTACATCATCGCCATATCTTGTACCGCGATAAACTTCACCAACAGTCTCATCGTCAATAGATGCTGTAACAAGGGCTTCTGCTACTTGAAGAGATTCTTCTTCTGTAGAACATTCTTGATGTATAACCTCTACCACTCTACCCTCGCTGTTTAGTTTGCTATATCCAACAATCATACTTATATTCCTGTGCTTGTTATTCTTACTCGTGCATCTTTAATGATAGCCGAATCAGTTGAAGACAGTTCTTTAATATTTAACTTGTAAATTAAAGTATCATCGGTGTAGGGCAGTTTAAAACTAACATTATGTCGTTCAGTCCCTGACCTATATCTTTCAGCAATGTCTTTATAAACAAGAAGCTGTGTGTTTACGTTTTGCCACCCATAAGGGTGGAAGTAAACAGTATCGCCAGTTACTATAGGTGCTGTAGTGTTTGTAGCGCAGAAGTATGTTCTATCCGCATCAGATTGATACTGTACCGATAGAACTTGCTGTTTAATATTGCCTGAACTAGATTGAGATATTCTACCGAACTCTGTGAATAAGTGTTCGTAATTTCCTGAAACCCAATACCACGCCTCATTACTTTGCCGTACGCTATAATAGGACGAAGGTGAAAAACCATTAGCAGTACCTATACTAACGGCTGAGACAGTGCTTGGGACAGTGAGATATAAAGAAAGCCTAATGTCGTTATTAGTAGTGCTTATATAACTCCAAAGTGTACTCCACTCTACATCAACAAAACGCATAGTTTCTACAGGGGTGCTTGGGTGATATAAGTTTTGATATTGCCCTAAGTTTACATTTGCTGTTGTTAAGGCAAGTTGCTGATTAAAAGAACTTATCCTATCATCTCTAACTCTATGATAAGGAATTGTATCTAATCTAGCACCATCTACTGACACGTCTCTACCATCTACTGTACCCGCAACTGCAATATTACCTGTTACATTTGCGCCACCATATAAGTTAGCCACACCTGTTACAGAAAGATTTTCTGGGTTACTTGGAAGAGTTCCAATGCTTACATCGCCAGTAAAGGTAGCACCTGATAAGTTTGCTTTACTTGCTACAGTAGTGTTTAGTCCTGCTATGTCTACGCCATCGACTGTGCCATTTACTACAATGTCACCATCAACAAACACACCTGCACTACCACTAGCCGCTACTGTACTTACTTTGAAAAAAGGCTGTTGAGTTCCAGTGTTAGCAGACAATAACGCATCTTGTACGTTAACATTGCCAGTGAACGTACCACCTGATAAGTTTGCTTTTCCTGAGATGTCTTGATGGGCTGTTAAATAATCAGAAGAATCAAAAGCCTTAACCTGTGCTAGGTTAGTTACTTCTGAATCCATTAATGCACCTGCGGCAGTTACGTTAACTGTGTCCGTTACGTCTGCGCTTGCTTCTATATTTGATAGCTTTGTCTTTTCAGCATCAGTAAATGCGTTAGTGTCTGCCACAGCTTCATAGGCTGACTTTATCTCTGCGCCTGTTTGGTCAGCAGTAGCGTTAGCTTCTATTAGGTCTAACTTAGTACCGTCAGCCAATACATCACGACCGTCTACTGTACCGCTTACTACGATGTTCCCAGTAACGTCTATGCCAGAGGACGTGGTGGCTATTTTGGTGGTGTTACTATAGGCTGTATCCCAGTTAGAAATCTTAGTCGCATCTTCAGTCCACTTTGTGCCAATGCTAGTAGTTACTGTAGTAGAGAAGTTAGCATCATCGCCTAATGCAGATGCTAGTTCGTTTAGGGTATCTAAGGTAGCAGGTGCAGAATCTACAAGACCGCTAACGGCTGTGTCTACATAGGTTTCAGTTGCATAGGTGCTAGAGTCTACTGAGTAAACACCAGAGCCATCTGTAGTCATTATTCCCGCAGTAGTGAAGTCTCCATCAACAATAGCGTTAGAGTTTAGTGTTGCAATATCTACACCATCTACTGTTCCAGTTAGTGTAATGTCTCCTGTAACATTAATACCTGCGCTTTTTGTGTCTAGCTTTTCTGCGCCATTATGATATAGTTTTGTTTGTCCACCAGATATTCCCAATAGGTACTTAGCACCATTTGTATCGGTTATATATAAATCATCCCCTTGTATTAGTAAACTACCTGTACCCTGCTCCCTAATAATACTACTGTTCGTGGTAGAGTCGTGGTAAAGCCTTAAATCATTTGAAGTGCCAAATTGCAATTCTGTATCATCAGCTATGTTTACATCGCCAGTGAAGTCCGCACCCGATAGGTCTGCTTTACCTGTTGTAGCATTATCCACTTCAGTAGCAAAACTTGCAGTTGTAGCTACGTTATTACTATCGCCAATAAAGATATTGCCATCGTTAAGGTTAGGAGTAGCGTTAGTACGCCCTGCGCCCATAACTTTAATGTTGCCACTGTTACTCGCCCTAACTACTTTGGCAATCTTCTGTACTAGGTTACCCTCGCCTGACGGTGCTGTAGCTGTTAACCCGCCTGCTGTTGTATCTACATAAAGCTCATCGCCATCAGTGTAGGTACTTGTGTTGATAGACTTTAAAGTTCCAAAGGTTACAACATCTACATTTACGCCAACTGGGTCTGCGGCAACAATACCGAATGCGGGCATCTTGTTGCTGTCGCTTGCATCTGCTAAATCTACTTCTGTTTTTCCTCCTGAATAACCAGAGACATAAACAACATCGCCTTTTGCTAGGGTAGCACCACTTGCTACTGCGCCTTTAAAATGTACAGCACCCTCAAGGTCTCCTTTAAATAGTTCTGCTTCAACTTTAGAATCTACAAGTATACCGTCTGATACTGTTCTTAGTTTTTCATTGCTATTACCGTGATATAATATCGTTGTTCTTAAGTCATCACTATCGAGCTTACATTCTAAGAATTTATGACCACTAGAGCCATAAAGTCTTAGAAGATTTCCATAAGACTTTAAATCCAGATAGACTGAAGATTGCATAATAAGTCTATCTTCACCATCAATAAATAAACCATTTATACTGCTCGATCCTAAGTTGGTTTGCCAGTGTTCTATAGTAGGATAAGAAGAAAAGCTTCCTTTTTGAAATTCAATCTTTTCATTAAAAGTAACATCACCTGTAAAGGTAGCACCAGTTAACTCTGCATATCTACCATCGAGGTCTGTAGTAATTGTACCACTGTTAGCTTTAGTAAGTGTTAACGTACCATCGGTAGTGTCAAAGGATGCTGATGTGACTTCTAAGTCTTCTTGAGCCGCTAGGGACGTTGCCGCTTCAGATGCTGATGCCGCGGCTTCGGTGGCTGAGTCTTCTGCATCATCTGCATCAGTACTAGCACTAGTTGCTGAAGCACTGGCATTAGTTGCTGAAGCACTAGCCGAAGATTGAGAAGCACTAGCACTAGTTGCTGAAGTACTAGCACTAGTTGCTGAAGCACTAGCCGAAGATTGAGAAGCCAAAGCCGCCTGTTCAGAAGCACTAGCATTATTCTCTGAAACTAAAACCGCCGCCGCAGATGCCGCCGCTTCGTTTGCAGAAACCTCTGCCGCATCCGCAGAAGCCTCCGCACTGTTTTGATGCGTATCAGAAGAATCAGCGTAATCTTTATAGAAACCTGTCATTGTTTACCCTTGTGGAAGTACGCCAATGGTTGACCCTGAGAACTCAGCTTTCATTGCCATAGCTTCTAGTTCTGATGCAGAGCCTCTAAACTTAGACTCAAACAGTTGAGCCTCTTCTGTGTTCTTTGTGTATAGTGCTAGTTCAGCTAATGCACCATAGAGTAAAAGGTCTGTACCTTGTTCAACAAACCAATTGGTATCTGCATCGTTAACTAGGTTATTTACTACAATATAATAATACAACTTAACACTAGTTACTTCAGTGTTAAGAGGTGCTATAAGGAATCTGTTTTGTTGTCTAGCAAAGTACTTAGGAAGACCTACGTCTGTCTGCATACCTACTACAGTTGGTAGAGCCTTACGCTCAAGATCATACGTACGACCTGCATAATCGATAGACACTGCTTTAGCTTCTAGATAATCTTCAGGTAAAGCTATTGCACCTTCAGAGTTTATAGTTAGGTTATTGTTATATCCTTCAAGTACAGGAATACGCAAGACACGATTAGCTCGATCTTGCGCTAGGTTAATAAATGAATTATATACTGAATCGGGAATGTCTTTACGGTTAGCCCAGTCTTTAACTAAAGCTCTGAGTTCACCTAGATTATTAACTGCCATTATATACGTCCGTGATCTGTTCTAAGTTTTAAGTA